GCTGTTATGATTATAACCGGGTTGAAAACGTGCAATGAGCCCGTAACAAATCCAGCTATAAAAAGATTACAGGACATCAATGATTCGCTCTATCAAATCATTGAAACCAATAACGAAAAAACGGATAGTCTATTTTTGAAAATTGACAGCCTGCAGATTCACCAGGACACAATCATAGAACGCCAACAAATCACTAATGAAATCTACCGCAATGAAACCTATAACATTCTTTCTGCTTCTCCTACTAACTCCAATAATCAGTTCCGCTCAACCCTCAAAAAATCGGACTCCCTACTCAAAGCAGGATTTTACACCCGAACTTACAACCTACGATCAGCAGCTTTTCAATCTCAACTTCAATAGCATGCTGTATTGGTATAGGACTGCATACGAAATCGACAGTCTATACCAAATGGAACGGCTCAAGGTTACATATTACGCAAAGATTACAGGCATTCAGGCAACGAGTTATGAAACATTGGCGGAAATCTACGCCAACAAGCAAAGCATTGAAAAGGCTATACAATCGGAGAAAGATGCAGAAATTAAGCTGCTAAAAAAAACCAATAGACGGTTAATAATTACGAACACCGCGCTCACATTAGGTATCACAGGGCTTGCTTTTTCTACTATATATTTTGCAATCCTATAGTTATGGAATTCGAACTACGTGATTTGATTACTTTAATAGGTGCGAGTATATCACTTGCATCACTTTATTTCGCTCTAAAGCGCAGTGTTGACAAGGTAGCCGGTAATGTTGCCAGTATTGAAACGTTCCACAAAAGAGAAATTGAAATGATAAACGATGCAATCAAAGAACAAAAGACTGAGTTGAATTCAAAAAATGCAAAGCTGGAAGGGAAGATTGATTCGATTCAATCACACATAGCGCAAATCAGTACATCACTTGCTGAATTGAATGGCTATTTGAAGGCTAAATAACAACTCGCATGAATAACATAGACCGCGAAAAGCTACATCGTGAATTACATGATGGAACAGGACCGCTTATACCACGTGTTCGTGAACTATTAAAAAAGTATGCACTTGACATTAGTGTCAATTCATTAGAGAAAAGTTATCGTAGGTGGATAGATAACATAAACATTCAATCAGTTAAACCGACTCCGCAGCTTCAAAAACTGGATAACCATATTGCCGATTTCAGTAATATGGTAAATGAATTGATTCCAGAGGAAGCGAATCCACTTGACCTTCCACCATCACAGGAATCAAATTACAAACCCTACAAACTACCGACAAACCACAATAACATTCTATTGCTATCGGATATTCACGTGCCGTATCACAACATTCAGGCTTTAACGCTGGCACTTAAGTATGGACTTGACAACGATGTCAATACTATTCTGCTCAATGGTGACATCATAGACTTCTATGCTATCAGTCGTTTTGAGAAGGATCCACGCAAACGAAACTTTGGGCATGAGGTGCTAATGACTCGCCAATTTTTGGGTACACTGCGCAAACTATTCCCAAATGCTGCTATCTATTACAAGTGTGGTAATCACGATGTGCGCTATGATCATTACATCATGCGCAATGCACCTGACCTTTTGGGCATGGATGAATTCAACTTTGAATCATTGATGCATTTAGATAAGCACAACATCACTTTTATACCGGATAAGCAAATCATTCATGCAGGCAAGCTTACGATTTTACATGGTCACGAGCTGGGTGCATCTGTATTCAGCCCGGTTAACATCGCACGTGGTCTTTTCTTGCGTGCAAAAGACAGCGCATTGTGTGGACATCACCACCAAGCAAGCGAACATACAGAGCCAAACATAAACGGAAAGATAACAACCTGCTGGTCTGTTGCCTGTCTATGCGAATTGCATCCTGATTACATGCCCATCAATAAACACCATCATGGTTTTGCTCATGTTCGCGTGTTAGACAATGGCGAATTTGAAGTAAGCAATTACCGAATAGTAAACGGTAAGATTCGCTAAATGAAAAATGCCCCGACGTTTCAGGGCATTAGTCAATCAAATAACAAAACAATAAACAAGATTCACAAACGAGTACAAAGATATAAATGAAACGCAAGCAACATCCAAAAGTTATTCATCGAAAGTTGGGAAGGGAGCGTGCGGATGGTTTGTACTGCGATAATGTGATTGAGATAGATCCAACGTTGCCGCCTATGCGTTACATGATTGTTCTCATTCATGAATATCTTCATCACATCCAACCAGAGTGGAGTGAGGAGAAGGTGGATGCTGAAGGTGAGGCACTGGGTAGGTTTCTTTGGAAGCAAGGCTATCGCAAGGTGCAGCAATAGTTAAAACCTACCTGCTAAACCTTCCGAATTTAATTCACTATACATCCAGTCACGAATCCTTGCAACCATTCCATACTGCTCTTCTGTTAGTTCACCATGCTTTTCAATGTGCCGTATATGACTTAAGAGATCAGCAATCATGTCAAAATACTTTACACCATTCACAGCGCAATCAAATGCATGCTGGTCTTTGTTTAATTCAAATGTTAGTGTGGCTTTCATAAATACTTTGTGTCTTTAGTTATGATAAATAAATCTTTATTCACTGATTTGATTTTGTGGTGCAGGTTGTCTTTTACATAGCGTGTTTTAGCTGTGACAAACATCTGCAAAAGGTTAGTTCGCTCTAATTTCAGCTCGTCTATTGAGCGCATTCTCTTTGCTCCCATTCATTTTTAGTATTTCGTTTTTGACATGGTGATAGTATGCTTTAACTGAATAGAATTCACCTGTTCCTTCAAAGTCTTGCATGATGTCGCTGGGTGCGTTGATTATTGCTTCATCGACACAATACAGCGCAGCGTTAATGGCACGCATGTGCATCAATGCTAAGTCGCCATGTTGATCACCAGCTTCGACTATATCAAAATAATTTGAATATAGCTGCCATGCCTTATCCTTTGCTTTCATATTGTTCTATTGCTTTAAAGATTTGATATACTACTTGTGGCACGATTGCATTTCCGTATGCTTTTATTGATTCGTTGCGCCATTTTGAAAAGGTAATTCTGTCCAGTTCGGTAGGAAGCCCATCATCTCTGCCACAAATCGGGGATTGAGTTGGGAATTGTTTCCAGCTTGTTTTGCCATTTTTCCGATTCCATTTTGGTTTTGATTCGCGGACGCTTTGTGATCCTGGGATTGAGGAGTTGGCAACATACCATCGCTCATCATTCTGGTTAACGTTATTGAATGCATCGAACCTGATTTGACCTGAGTGCTCTTCATGTTCGCTGTCGCATTGGTTGAATCCATTGCCGTTACAGTAGGCAACAAACCAAACTCGTTCCCGTTGGTGTGGCGCATTGACCGCGCTCGCAGGTATAATAAAGGGCGCGACTTGATACCCAAGATTTTCCAAGTCAGTACACACCTCGTCGAATACCAACCCTCCATTCCAATTAGTAAGGCCGCGAACGTTTTCGCCCACAACGTAACGCGGGGCAATCTCTCGTATTGTTCTAAGCATTTCGGGCCATAGATGGCGTTCATCTTCTTTGCCAAGTCGCTTTCCTGCGCTGGAGTATGGTTGACATGGAAATCCTCCGGTAAGAACGTCAATTTGGTTTGCATATTTTTTAAAGTTGCTTTTGGTTATATCCGTGAATAGTTCTGCATCAGGCCAATAGTAATTTAGCACACGTTGTCCAAACTCATTCCATTCGCAATGAAATTTGTTTTCCCAACCCATCCATTCTGCAGCTAAATCAAATCCACCTATACCGCTGAATAATGAGCCGTGTGTCATACCTTCAAAGTGTTAAGGTATTCACGCCACATCGGTACACGCTCCTGAAGCTTTGCGATTGCATCCGCATCAAACTCAACTACCTTTTCATGGATGCGTTCAGCGATGGATATATCAAACGCCCATTCGTCTTGTGGCGTTTCAAGATTTGCATCCGGGTATTCGCGAAGGAAACGTGGCATGTCGTATATCATGTTACGTTCAATGCTCTTTGCTTTCTTTATGAATGTAGGGTCACCCTGTGGATCAATAAGATTAAGCCTACGCGATAGTCTGTACTTTTCATCATTAATCATTTCAATCTGTGCGCTAACGAGCACGTAACAGAAGGTGGCACGTGGTGCACCTGTTAACCAGCAGTAGGCTTGCCCTTGCCAGTAGTAATCTTTGCTTATGTCGTTGGTCTTTGCATCCATGAAAGTGTGAATGTCCCAACTTGATTTGATATCTGGCACATTGACTACTGCACCTGCTTCATCTTTAATCAGCAAATCGGGTGTGCCTTTGATGAAATCATTAGTGAACATTTCTTCGTTCTTGAATACGATTTCACCGCGATGCCTGCGCCACATGTCGATAGCATCATTTTCTACGGCTAAACCTTTTTCAATGTACTTGTTGCTGATTTCTTTGTACCGATTGTACTTCTGTTGCACATAGACTTCGAGCAATGCGCTCTTAGTCGTTTCGGATAAACCTGATTTCGTGCGTGCATCGGTCATAAGCTTACCAAGCTGCGATGCTCTAAATAGTGTGTTCTTCATGTTGTTATTGATTGATGGGGTAAAAATAGCAAATGGTTACAATCCATAACCACTTGCCATCATTTTTAACATTTATTCGCTAATACCGTATTGCTCTTTCTTAGCGTTTAATTCGTCTGCAACTTCGGCTAACACTTCAGGACTGCATGCTTTGAATATTTTGTGCAGCTGTGTTAGGTCAGTTGCCTGCTGGATTAATTCGCGTACATACGCCACATCCTGTTCATGCCCCCTGCCCAATGCACCCTTCAACTTAAATGGCTTGTAGGTATCTTTATTGACGCGGTTAATGTCACGCCCGAACACCTTTCCCAATGACAGCGCAGCATTTTTAAGACACTCTGCTTTGAGTTTACCGAAGGCAAGGTCCATTGCATTCGCTTTTTTATTATCGGGGTTTAAAGCCCATCTATTACGTTCAGTACCGGTCACGCCATCGGGCACGCGATCTACCATAATAATAACTGAAGCTGCACCTACTCTACGTATTTCGTAACCACTAATAGGGTGAATCACTACCAAGTCAATTGATGCCTGTACTTCATTAGCTAATACTGCCCACTTAAAGTTTTCAGTGCGCCAATGTCCAAAGAATAATTCGTCTAACGTGGTTTCAACGTGGCTAATAACCAGCGTGCGTGCTTTCTTATCCGGTGTGGATTCAATACCTGCTTGGTCAGGTTCTGCGTTTAGCATTTGCTGAAACTTCTGCAATGCTTCTAAGTTGTCTTTGTGAAATGAGTTCATGTTGTTATTGTTTATTGATTAGTATTTCATTA